GCAATCTTCTTATGAACAAGCACGTAAAGGCTCTAAGAGCAAGACAACTAAAAGACGGAATTAGGAGACTATAATGGACAACATGATACTAGATGCATGGAATGAACTTAGTTACGTTGAAGGAGTTTTATTTACAGTATGGTTATTTATATTGTACTACGGTAAGTGTTGGATAGACTCAAGATTTAATAGGAGTTAATAATGTTCACAGCACTCATAGGACCTATAGCAAATCTAGCTAGTTCGTGGATGAACAGTAAGGTTGAGAAAGTTAAAGCTGATGGTCAAGCTAAAGTGGCACAAGCTAGAGCTAAAGCAGTTGTTGCAGAGAAAGTAGCGACAGGTGAAGTAGAATGGGAAAAGACAATGGCAGATGCTACAGATGGCAGTTGGAAAGACGAATTTGCCTTGATTGTTTTACTATTACCTGCTATACTAGTTTTTGTACCTAGCATGACAGAATATGTTAGAGTAGGCTTTGAAGTATTGAATACATTACCTGAGTGGTATCAGTATTTATTGTTTATAGCAATTAGTGCATCTTTTGGAATAAAGGGTGCTGGACAAGCAATGAAGATTATGGGTAAGAAATAATTGAAAGACACAGTAACTGAAATTAATAAAATAATTCAGGAGTCTATATTACCAAGTGTTCAAATGCATGGAGGTCATGTAGAGTTAAAGTCTTTTAAAGATGGTATAGCAACAGTGTTTTTAAGTGGTGCTTGTAGTGGATGTGCAATGTCTACACAAACATTAAAAATGGGAATAGAAAATATGTTAAAATATTATATTCCTGAAGTACTGGCTGTCGAGGGTATAGAAGACCCTAACTCTACGGTAAGACCATATTATTAAAGGTTAAAACAAAAATGAACTTAGTTACACTACAAGATGAGATAGCAGATGACGAAGGTGTTAAATATGAAACATACCATTGTTCCCTTGGGCATTTAACCGGAGGAATAGGACACTTAATTACAGAATGGGATGAAGAGATATACTCAGGACCTGTAGGAACAAGAATACCACATGAACAAATAAATGATTGGTTCACTAAAGACATAGAAGTCACAATAAAAGATTGTAAAATTATATTTGAAGAGTTTGACTCTTTACCTAGTGAAGCACAATTAGTAATTGCAAATATGTGTTTTCAATTAGGGAGACCTAGATTATCTAAATTTAAGAATTTTATTGCTGCAGTTAAAGATGAAGATTGGCAACGTGCAGGAGATGAAATGCAAGACAGTAGATGGTATAAGCAAACAACCAATAGAGCAGATAGGCTTATAGCACGTATTACTAAACTAGGAGTACCTATTTAATGTCAGCATCAGATAACAAAATGATAACTGCTATATCAAAGATGTATCCAAAGCTTAATAAAAATCAAATAACAGCTTTTGTAAAGAAGAAGAAAAAGCCTGTTACCATAGCTAGTGTTACTAAAGTTAAGGTTGGTATAGTACCAGCTAAGAAAAAACCAAAAAAGAAGAAGAAAGCATAATGGCAAAAGAATTAACAGAAAAGCAACAGAAGTTTTTAGATGTACTGTTTGATGAGGCAAATGGGGATGTTACACAGGCGAAGCTACTTGCAGGCTATGCACCTACCAGTTCTACGTCAGACATCGTCAGAGGCATCAAGGATGAGGTTCTAGAGGCTACTCAGATGTTCATGGCACGTAATGCTCCACGAGCAGCTGTAGCAATGGTTAGTGGCATCAATGATCCTACAGAGTTAGGTATGAGAGAGAAGATGACTGCAGCAAAAGAATTACTTGATAGGACAGGCTTAGTGAAGACAGAGAAGATGCAAGTTGAGTCTACAGGGGGTGTTATGCTTATGCCAGTTAAGAACATACCACAAGATGATGACTAAGATATTAGATAGATTAGTTAAACAACTTAAAGCCAAAGGCAAGTCAGAAAAAGTAGCATATGCTATAGCAGTGTCACAGTTACAAAAAAGTAAGAACTTAAAAAAGAATAGTACTAAGCCTACAGCAAAAGGTATAAAACAAGGGAACAAGACTCCTAGTGAAAGAGCTAAATTAAGACAGGCAAAGTACACTAACAAAAAAGTTTCAGACTTTAAATATAACAAAAAAAATAATAGAGCAACATTAAAAGCATGAATAACAGAAGTATAGGAACTTGGGAATTACCCCAACCAACAGATTTAAAAGAAGATGACGAGTGGATTAAAATACCACGTATAGCTAGAACTGTACCATTTGGTTACATACAAGATGAGCAAGACCCTGAGACACTTAATCCTATAAAAGAAGAACTAGATAAATTAGAAATGGCTAGAAAATATGTGAAGCAGTATTCCTATCGCCAAGTAGCTAATTGGCTATCAAAACAAACAGATAGATATATTTCACATGTAGGACTCAGAAAAAGGTTACAGAATGAAAAAAGACGTAAGAACCAAGCTAGAAGCCTACGCAAGTGGGCAGAGTATGCAGAAGCGGCGATCTCCAAGGCGAAAGAAATTGAGCAAGAAAGAACCGGTGCAAAAGCCTACTCTTGAGTCTAAAGTCCAAGAAGTTGAACGTATAACAGAAATACCTATTGAGCAGAAGCACAATATTATTTTTAAACCCAATGAAGGACCTCAGACAGAGTTTTTAGCAGCAGGTGAAAGAGAAGTACTATATGGTGGTTCAGCAGGTGGTGGCAAGAGTTATGCCATGTTAGCAGACCCATTAAGATATATGAGTCACCCATCATTTAGTGGACTACTACTAAGACACACAACAGAAGAATTAAGAGAATTGATATTTAAGTCTCAGGAAATATACCCTAAGATTATTCCGGGAATTAAATGGTCAGAAAGAAAAATGCAGTGGGTTGCACCATCAGGTGCGAGGTTGTGGATGTCTTATTTAGATAGAGATGACGATGTACTAAGGTATCAAGGTTTAGCATTTAGTTGGATAGGTTTTGATGAGTTAACACAGTGGGCAACACCATACGCATGGAATTATATGCGTTCTAGATTGAGGTCAGTAGCAAAAGACTTACCAATATTTATGAGAGCAACAACAAATCCGGGAGGTAGAGGTCATCACTGGGTTAAAAAAATGTTTATAGACCCTGCTACATACGGAAACTCATTTGATGCTACAGATATTGAAACAACAGAAGTGCTTAAATATCCGTCAGGACATGCAAAGGCTGGAAGAGCATTATTTAAGAGGAGATTTATCCCTGCACGATTATCAGACAATCCTTACCTTGCAGAGCAGGGGGATTATGAAGCCATGCTCTTATCATTACCTGAACAGCAAAGAAGGCAATTATTGGATGGCGATTGGGATATTAAGGAAGGTGCTGCTTTTACTGAGTTTGATAGGAACGTGCACGTTGTTGAGCCTTATGATGTACCACATAATTGGATTAAGTTTAGAGCTTGTGATTATGGTTATGGTAGTAAGTCTGGGGTTCTTTGGTTTGCTGTATCACCGTCTGAACAAATTGTTGTCTACAGAGAATTATATGTTAGCAAAGTCCTTGCCACAGATTTGGCAGATATGATACTAGACTTAGAAGCTGATGATGGTGGCATGAGATACGGAGTATTAGATAGCTCCTTATGGCACAAAAGAGGAGACACAGGTCCTTCTCTAGCAGAACAAATGATTATGCGAGGCTGTCGTTGGAGACCGTCAGATAGAAGTAGAGGCAGTCGTATAGCTGGTAAGAATGAAATACACAGACGTTTACAGATAGATGAATTTACAGAAGAACCTAGAATGGTCTTTTTTAATAACTGCATAAGTACTATAGCACAGATACCGTCTATACCATTGGACAAAAAGAACCCAGAGGATGTAGACACATTAGCTGAAGATCACTTGTATGATGCATTAAGATATGGTATAATGTCAAGACCAAGATTTAGCTTGTTTGACTATGATCCACGAGGTGTACCAACACACTCTATGCCAGTGGCAGATTCTACATTTGGATATTAAGGATATAATATGGATGAAAATGATGAAATAATAGTAGAGAGTGAAGCAGTATCTCTAGAAGATTCTGAAGACACTAATACTACAGATATAAATACAGCAAATATAATTCCTTTTATTATGGAAAGGTACAATCGTGCAGATGATTATAGAGAGCAAGATGAACAAAGATGGCTAAGAGCCTACCGTAATTACAGAGGCTTATACGGTGCTGATGTACAGTTTACAGAAGCAGAAAAATCTCGTGTATTTATTAAAGTAACTAAGACTAAAACATTAGCAGCCTATGGGCAAATTGTTGATGTTTTATTTGCTAACAATAGATTTCCGTTGAGTGTAGACCCTACGGAACTACCAGAAGGAGTAGTTAAAGATGTTAGTTTTGATCCTAAAGAACCTGAAGAACTTCGTGGAAGCACTAGTTTATCAACCTCACCTTATGGCTTTAAAGGAGATGGTAAAGACTTACCTAAAGGTGCTACTGCAAAAACTTTGGAAGGTATGCTTGGTCCTTTGGAAGATAAGCTTAAAGATGTTGAAAATCTTAAAGCAGAAGTTGGTAAAACTCCCACAGCAGTTACTTTCAGTCCTGCGTTGGTTGCGGCAAAAAATATGGAAAAGAAAATCCACGACCAATTAGAAGAGTCAGGTGCAAGTAAACACTTACGTAGCACAGCATTTGAAATGGCTTTGTTTGGTACAGGTGTGATGAAAGGTCCTTTTGCTGTAGATAAAGAATATCCTAATTGGGATGAAGAAGGCGAGTATGACCCAACACTTAAAACTGTACCTCAAGTATCTCATGTATCTGTTTGGAACTTTTATCCAGACCCTGATGCAACCAATATGGATGAGGCACAATATGTAATTGAACGTCATAAGATGTCACGTTCTCAACTAAGAGCATTAAAGAAGAGACCTCACTTTAGAAGTGAAGTCATAGAATCTGCTATAGCAGAAGGTGAGAACTACACAAAAGAATCTTGGGAAGATGACTTATCTGACTATGCCGCAGATTATGGTGTAGATAGATTTGAAGTTCTTGAGTATTGGGGTATGTGTGATATAGAAATGCTACTAGAACAAGAAGTAGACATACCTAAAGAATTACAGAAATTAGACGAGTTGCAAGTTAATGTATGGATATGCAATGGCAAATTAATAAGAATGGTTCTTAATCCTTTCAAGCCATCTACAATACCATACATGGCTGCACCATATGAATTGAATCCTTATTCATTCTTTGGTGTTGGTATAGCTGAGAACATGGATGATACACAGACACTTATGAATGGTTTTATGAGAATGTCTGTAGACAACGCAGTGTTATCAGGTAATCTACTTATAGAGGTAGATGAAACAAACTTAGTTCCCGGACAAGATTTATCAGTGTATCCCGGAAAAGTGTTTAGAAGACAAGGTGGTGCTCCGGGTCAAGCAATATTTGGCACAAAGTTTCCTAATGTCTCACAAGAGAATTTACAGCTATTTGATAAGGCTAGACAACTTG